ATCAATCGCGTAGTCGAGCGCATCATGTGCGGTGGAGCCTGCCACGTCAAAGCGTATGTCAAGAAGCTGCGCCACCATGCGTTCAATTTGCAGCATGGCAGTCCAAGCCGTTGTAGCGGCTTCGTGCCAGTTGCCGGTTTTGTCGTCCGGGCACTTTTCCAGACGGGCGCGATAACCCGCCAGGCTGACTAATGCTTCGTGCTTAACTGGCGCTTCGGGCGGTTGCGTGGGAAGAAGGTTCAACATGGCTTGGTGCCTCTGTTTGGGTTGCGATGCGCTAACCCTATGCCTAAAAAATTTTCTCGTCAAGATATTTTTTCCCTTGACGCGGATATTTTTTCTGGCGTAGGGTAGGCATATGAAAGACACCGAACACATGGTCGCCTCCTTTGGAGGGGCTGCAAAGCTGGCGCAGGCTGTTGGGTCAACGCCTGGTGCCGTAAATAAATGGCGCGTGCATGGAGTGCCGTATCGGTATCATGCTACGTTGCGTGCTATGATGCGCCGCAGAAAATGGAGCGCGGAACAAATCGGCGCTATCTTGGAATGGAGGCCAAGTAAATGATTAAGCGCTTGCGGCATGGAATATGCTGGATTATGTGGCGCGTCAGTGATGCGTTTGAAATTATGGCCGATTGGTGCAAGCGCGCCGCCGATTGGGCGGAAATTTTGGGTGGCCGCATCAGGGGGCGCGACTGATGCCCAGAACAGGCCCCTGGACGCGCGAGCGCGATGCCGAATTGCGTGAATACTGGGCCGGCAACCTATCCGCGTCACAGATCGGCGCGAAAATGGCGATGAACAAAAACCAGATCATCGGGCGCGCGCATCGGCTAAAGCTGCCGTTGCGTGGCGTGCCGGTCAACATAAGCCGGGGCATGGTGCCTCAGCCTGCCGTCCGCGTAAAGAGAGATCTTCCCCCGAAGCCTTCTTTTGTGCGGGCGGCTTCCCCATCGCGGCCACGCGCCGCTTCCAACTCCGGCGCACTTTCCTCCGCCGTTGAGCGCCAGGCTTCCTCCCGGCCTGAGCGAGACTTGCCCGGCGCGGTTGCCGAAACGCCGCCGCGCCGGGTCTTTTCTGATAAGCAGTGCCAATACGTCACCGGCAATGACCGCCGCGATTATCGCTTCTGCGAGGCGCCGGTGGTGGAAAACGCCAAGGGCCGGCCATCGGCATTCTGCGCTATGCATTTTGACTTGTGCCTTGTGTCGCCAAAGAAGGCGCTGGAAGAACGCAAGGCGCAGCGCGCGGCAGACATTGAAGCAGCGCGCGTGCGGTGGAACCCGCCGAGCGCCTGGAGGTAAGAACATGCAAACAGAATATGCGGAATTTCTAGCGGCAAAGCGCCCTGCAGCGCACGCCACCGGGCTTGATCGCGTGCCTGATCTTCACGCGGACTTGAAGCCGCACCAGCGCGACTGCATCTCGTTCGGGCTGCGCCAAGGCCGGTTTGGCTTGTTTCTAGACACGGGCATGGGCAAGACGTTTTGTCAGCTTGAATGGGCCAATCACGCGCTTGAGGCCAGCAATGGCAAGGCTTTGATCCTAGCGCCTTTGGCGGTTGCGGCGCAGATCGTGCGCGAGGGCAAGGCGCGCGGCTATAAAGTGCAGCAAATACGCGACCAAGCCGAGGCGCGCGATGGCATTAATGTTTGCAATTATGACCGGCTGGACCGGCTGGACTTTGACGCATTCGGCGCGGTTTCGCTGGATGAAAGCAGCATCCTAAAGAGCTTCACCGGCAAGACAACGCGCGCCCTGATTGACGCCTTCAAAGATCATCGCTTTCGGTGCGCTGCGACTGCAACGCCAGCGCCGAATGATCACATGGAACTGGGGCAGCACGCTGAGTTTCTCAGCATAATGAACGGCAACGAGATGTTGTCGCGGTTTTTCATCAACGACACGTCGCAGGCTTCGCAACAATGGCGCCTGAAAAAGCACGCTGAGAGCGCTTTTTGGGATTGGATGTCTAGCTGGTGCCGGATGGCGGAAACTCCGGCGGACTTCGGCTATGATGCCAGCGAATACGTCTTGCCGCCTTTGAATGTGCATCGGCACAAGGCGGCGGGCGATATTCGCGCGCCTGCCGGGCTGCTTTTCATGGGCGATCTATCGGCAACCACGCTTCACGAAACCAAGCGCCAGACCGCGCAAGCCCGCGCGCAAGCCATTGCGGCGATCATGCCGGCCAATGATGCCTGCGTGGTGTGGTGCGATACGGACTATGAGGCCGATGCCATCCGGGCGGAAATCCCTGAAATTCAGGAGGTGCGCGGTTCTCATCCGATTGAGCGCAAAGAAGAAACGCTTGAAGCGTTTGCATCCGGCGAAGTGAAATGGCTTTTGACCAAGCCCAGCGTGGCAGGGTTCGGCATGAATTGGCAGCATTGCGCGACGATGATCTTTGCCGGGCGGTCATTCAGCTATGAGGCTTGGTATCAAGCCGTGCGCCGTTGCTGGCGCTTTGGGCAGAAGCGCGCGGTGGAATGTCACCTAATCGTGGCCGAGGGGGAAGATCAGATTGGTCGCGTGATTGACCGAAAGAGCGCCGATCACGCGAAGATGAAGCAGGCAATGTCATCCGCCATGCGCCGCGCAATGGCGCAGGATGCTGGCGTGCGAGTTCCGTATCAACCAACACACAAAGGGGAGTTTGCATCGTGGCTTTCATGAGTTTGAACAGCAATCAGGGCGACAGTTGGCAGGCCATCCATGGCGATTGCGTGGATGTGGTGCGGCAGATGCCAAATGAAAGCGTGGGCTTTTCGGTTTATTCGCCGCCTTTCGGGTCGCTTTTTGTCTATTCAGAGAGCGAGTGCGATATGGGAAATTCATCATCGGATGGAGAGTTTGAGCGCCATTATCAATACATGGTGAAAGAGAAGTTTCGCGTGACTAAGCCTGGCCGCCTGACTGCCGTGCATTGCACCGATCTTCCCATGACGAAATGGCGCGATGGGCACGTTGGCCTGAAAGATTTTCCTGGCCAGATTATTCGGGTTCATGAGGAAGCCGGATGGATTTACCATGCGCGCGTGACAATATGGAAATGTCCGGTTGTAGAAATGACCCGCACCAAGGCGGTCGGGTTGGTTTATGGTCAGCTTGTGAAGGACAGCAGCAAGTCTCGCGTCGGGCTTCCCGACTATCTGCTGATTTTCCGCAAGCCGGGCGACAATGCCGATCCAATCGTGCATGACATGGGCCATGATACGGCCAGCCGCCTAGAAAGGCCGCGCAAGAATATTGGATCAAGCGAAATACCGCTGGACAAGTGGCAGGAATGGGCTTCGCCGGTTTGGATGACGATTGACCAGACGAATGTTTTGAACGTCAAGGCCGCCAAGGATCAGCAAGACGAAAAGCATCTTTGCCCCTTGCAGCTTGACGTGATCGAGCGCAGTCTAATTCTTTGGAGCAATCCCGGCGATACGGTCCTAAGCCCGTTCATGGGCATCGGCAGCGAAGGCTTCTGCGCCATGAAACTAAAGCGCAAATTCCTTGGCGTTGAATTGAAAGACAGCTATTTTCGCCAAGCCTGCCGCAACATAGACGCGGCAGAGAAATCGGCAGAGAGCCTTTTCGATTACGAGGCCGCGTGATGCTGGTGGTGTTGACCTTCTTAATCTGCGCCGCTGACGGCACCCAATGCGAGCCCGGTTATCAGGCACATCACAGTTGCGTCACGGCGCAAGCGTATGTGCGGGCGAGGCTGCATCCGTCGCTGATGATTAAGGACATTGTTTGCACAACGGAGGAGAAGAAATGAGCGGTTTGCATGATGATTTTCCACAATGCGCGCAGGCGCGTGAAGAGGCGAGGCTTGCAGAAGAGGCACAAGCCCGCGTTGAATTGCGTGATCGTTTCGCCATTGCTGCAATGACAGCGATATTGATGCGTGAGGAAGCGGGTGGTCGTGAAGTTGCGCGCTGGGCATATCAATACGCTAAATGTATGATGGAGGAGCGTGACAAATGACCCGCGCCGTTCCCAAGCGCGCCCGCAAGCTGACAGATGATGACGTGCGGGAAATACGCGTCAATCCAATACCGGGGCCGGTGCTGGCGCAACACTACGGCGTGACGCAAAAGGTGATTTATTCGATCCGGAAGCGCGAGACCTATCAGCATGTGAGGGATTAACCATGACCCGCGCCGCGCCAGAGCGTGCAATCCAGATCGC